TGATTAACCGCCCATGACAGGCAGACGATGATGCAAATAACCAAAGCGGAGATAATCGCGGTGACTCTGCTCATACCTCAATCTCTCTGACCGTTCCGCCAGCTTCTTTGAATTTTGCAATCAGGCTGTCAACTTTATGCTCGAACTGACCATAACCAGCGCCCGGCAGTGAAGCCCAGATATTGCTGCAACGGTCGATAGCCTGACGAATATCACCGCGGTCAATCATTGGTAATGCGCCACGCTCTTTAATCTGCTGCAGCGCTACAGCGTCCTGGCTTTCTGGCGAAAAATCTTTCAGGCCAAGTTGCTTGCGGTAGGCATCCCACCAGCGTGAAAGAAGCTGGTAACGTCCGGCAGCTGTTGATTTGAGTTTCGGATTTAGCGTGACAAGTTTGCGGGGGTGATCGGAGTAATCAGTGAACAGTTCGCCACCGACAATAACATCATAACCGTGATTTCTGGTTTTCTGCCGTCCGTTATCCGTTCCTTCTGACCATGCCACCATATCAAGGAAAGCTTTACGCTGGGAATTCAGTGTCTGCATTAATTACTCCTTATGGGCACCAAACTTGTTACCGATGACCCTCATTGCCGCACCACGAATAGCATCAACACCAATCAGCCCCACCCCACCACCAATGGCAACAGAAAGTGATTTAGGCCATCCGACATACTCAAGCGCGGATGCAAAGGTCAGCGTCAGAGCACCACAGAGCAAAATCTCAAGCGTTTTTCGTTTCCAGCCCCCACCACCGCCAAAATAGGCGATGCGCAAACCAGCCATAACGATCGACATAATCACTGCCCCCAGCGGTGTGTCTCCACGCCACCAGCTCTGAAACAACTCCAGCCAGTCCGGCCAGGTATTTGGGTTATGAGGCATTTCATCATCTCTCACCTCGCACATATCGCGGGTGCAAATTGAGGGAATAAAAAATCCCCGAATATTCCAGGAGCGGAAACGGGGAAAGACGTTGCACTAAATGGACCTGTCAGCGGCCTTAAATAAAAAAACCGGTACATACCCGGGCCAGATGAAGTGCCAGATTAAGAATCTGGCGGTATAACCTCGCGCTTGATATCGTTACATCGCCAAAAGTAACTACATCAAATCAGGAGAGTTAAATGGGCATAGTGCTTTATTCTGCTGACAGAAGAGGCAGATACAATGCAAATACATTAATGAATTTTTCTTCTATAGTGCCGCCTGTAACTGATAGCTACATTGTTGATGGTCCTATTGGGGCGAAGTTTGATTTCAAAATCGCTGAACATGGTTTACGATACCTGTTTCCGAGAAGAGACCTAACCAGCACTGATCTCATGGAGCTTATTGTTGAACTGGTTCGTCAGCTTCAGTTCCCAACAAAACCATCCAGATACCAGTCAATATTCGCCTGTGAAAAGATAGAGGATGCGAATTATTTTAGAGAAAATTATCGTGAACACGATGGGCCGCAACCTATTTATGAAATACTGGCAGGTGATAATACAAATATTCACCGTGGTGATATGAGACTTCTTGACATTGATTCATTAACAGATAACGCAGCAATAATCTTCACAAAAGCAATCTGGTACTGGTCAGGCATCGCTTCTAACGAACCGTTCTGGGAGTATGTTGTCCCGCTTCCCGCACAGATCGGCAAGATGGTAATGGAATAATAAACAATTAACCTATCAGGCGGGGGAGCAAGATATATTCACGCCTGATAGATAACTCTCAAGATGTACATATGGATCAAGATGGACCTCGTCTTTACTAAGCTGATCGATGACGATTCTCATCTTTTCAATCACTTCTTCTTTAGTTTCTCCAGAAGTAGAAAATGTAAATCGAATTCTAGCGGGTAAGACACATTGATGTGCTGCAATTTTAATCTCTTTCATATAAATCCTTCAGAAACGACAAAACCCGCTCAGAGGCGGGTTTAAGTTGTGTGGCGAAGTAACCACTCTTAACAGGATACTCTGATTTTTACGATCGTAAACACCTAACCAAGTAATTAATATTGACCATCAACACATATGGGCAAATTTGTATAACCAGGTTTGTGAGCCATATACAATGGAGCACAAGTAGGTTTGGGCTTTTCCTGTGGGTACACGGTTCTCACTTGCGAGTCAGATAAACTAGTTTCAACTTTAGATGCCTTACCACTTACTTTTTGTATCTTTTTTTTCGTGGTAACAGGTTTTGGACTTTCACTATTTTCCATATTTTTTCATCACAAACTCCATAATAATCAACATATCTTCCCGAGCAGGTTCTTAGTTTGCTCTCTTCATTATTTTTATAATGATAAGTATGCGAACGATGATATGAGCGCCTATGCCCACCGCGCTTCGCATCCGCGACAGAAGAGCAAAACAAACATGTTAGCAAAGTTAAAACAATTGTCTTATTAAACATACTTACCCCAATTATTTCATAATTCTCTGCTATTCTCTTTATCGCGCTTTTGAAAAAAATGATATTAATCAAATACCATTACAATCGAATCCATCTCAAGTGTGATATCCAACATCATCAACATACCATCAACCACACCTTCAGCTTTTTGCAAACGTTTCCCTATACATGTATCAGAGCATCCATGCTTACGCGCAAGCGTCATAAATGTCATACCACCAACATAATAATCTACCAATAAATCGTGCAGGTCGCTGTTATTCTTTTTCAGGCGAGCCATGCATCCACAAATGATCATCGCGTCATCGTCACAGCATTGCAGACGAGATTTTACTTTTGAAGGAATTAATCCCTTAAAACCGGCAGCAATGGACGACCAGGTCACATCCTCATGGTTATTAGCCGCCCATGCTCCCCAACGCTCAAGAACCATCTGAATATCACGCATCAACTTTCTCCACAAAATCAGCCCAGCACACCAATTGCCAGCAAAAATCAATAAAAGGGTATAAACCCATCGTTATCCCCAGCTTCATACGATTGTCCCTTTCAGTGTTTTGGCATAATTCTTCAACATTCGGTAATCGTTCAAAACCGAATCGGGGAAACGACATAAGCACAGGAGCCCCCTGCGACAGCGAAGGAGTTCTGATATATAAGACTCAGACATCATTCATTCCCCGGTTCTCCAATATCTGTTTCACTCATCATCCATAACTACCTGTAATTGCCCCCCTTTTTTGTAACAGTTCTTATATTGCTATATAGAGTAGCTATTACTAATGCATTTAAATTTAATAAAATAAAAATTATAAAAACATAAAACACCACGCAAACACACTTAATAAAAACATCATTACATTAAAAAGATAATAAAAACCACAATAAAAAACAAATAAATCAATTGTCTCACGCAATTATAAAACATCATATTGATTACGCACCTTGTATTACAAACTCACGTATGTAAAATGCGCGCACCATTCAAAAAAAGGAAGACAATAACATATGAAAAAAAGTGTCATCGCTGGCGTCTTTATTGCTCTGTCATTTACCACGTGTTCAGCTATCGCGAACAGCCTTGCATTATCATTAGCAAATGATGATGCAGGGAAGTTTCAACCAATACTTAATGATATTTATGGCAATAAACATGAAAACAGAGATGATTACTCACAAGGCTTATTTCTGGGATATAGCCACGATATCTCAGACTCGAGCCAATTATCTCTCCATATTGCGCAAGATATTTACTCTCCATCAGGCAGTAATAAAAGACACAACACAGCTGTAACTGGAGACAGAGCTTTTAGTGCATACACTCACACTGGTATTGAATGGAACTCCCTTGCGAATGACTGGATTCGCTATCGATTAGGTACTGACATAGGTGTTGTTGGCCCCGACGCAGGCGGTCAGAAAGTACAAAATAAAGCTCATGAGATTATTGGGGCAGAAAAATATCATGCATGGGATGATCAAATAGAGAATCGCTACGGTTATACTGTAAAAGGGATGCTATCCATGACACCAAGTATGGATATTTTAGGTGCTAATGTTGGATTATACCCTGAAGTTTCTGCTGTTACTGGAAACTTATTTCAATATGTAGCATATGGCGCAACCATTGCCATTGGTAATGATAAAACCTTCAATTCGGATAATGGCTTTGGTCTGCTGGCTCCCCGTGGTTTAATGCATATGTCCGATACAAGCGGATTCAAATACAAGATTTTTGCAGGTATGGAAAGACGAGATGTCAATCGCAACTATACTCTCGAAGGAAAAACAATACAGACGAAACAAACAACAGTATCGCTAAACAAAACTGTTGATGAATATCAAGTTGGCGCAACAATTGGGTATGCACCTGTAGCCTTCACACTAGCATTTAATAAAGTAACATCAGAATTCAAGACAGGGGATGACTATTCATTTATAAATGGAGCAATCACCTTCTTTTTTTAACTGAATTGAATTCAATCAAAATAACATAAGTCCAACAAAAACATAAAGTGCGAAATGAATGCTAGCTCCATTTATTTCGCACTATAAAAGATTAAAAGTTGCAATAAAATAATAAAATGACTCAGTTACGAAAACCAATAAACTGTGGCCAGTAGTGAGTCGCTCATCATCGGGCTTTTTGGCGAATGAAATTTAGCTACGCTTTCGAGTCTCATGCGCCTTCTCCCTGTACCTGAATCAATGTGAGGTTTCCGCAGAACACTGCGCCAGTATCGATATACATCTGGTTGGCAAATTTGAGTGGTTTCACTGCTGGCGTATGACCAAAGATGAACGTGTCCGCGCCTTTGATTTCTTTCGCGACCCCGTCTTGTGAGTTGCTGATTCGTTCGCGGTTCCAGATTACCTGCTGATGATCAACTGGCTTTCCAAATTCGTATTCGTCACAAGGATAATCGGCGTGGCAGATGACATATTTTTTACCTTTACTCACCAGTTCAATGATTAACGGAAGTTCATCTGCTTTATGGGCAAGAGCTTTAGCCAGAATTTCTTTGTCGTAATCGAGATTAAAGAACCAGCCACCGCCATTAAACAGCCAGTGATTGACGTTTCCACGCTCTGATAAGCCATCAATCATCATTTGCTCATGGTTTCCACGTACAGCTCTGAACCAGGGGAATGTGATTAATTCCATGCATTCGACGTTCTCTGTACCGCGATCAACCAAATCGCCCACCGAGATAAGCAGGTCTTTTTTGTTGTCGAATCCAATCGTATCCTGTTTGTTCATCAGGTTCGTGTAGCATCCGTGCAGGTCACCAACTACCCAAATATTTCGGTATTTGCTGCCATCAATTCTTTCGTAGATATTCATGCAACCTCACTTCTGCTGTTTCGCAGTTTTTTAAGTTTCTGTTGATACTCCGCCTTGATGGCCCTGCACTCTTCGACAGTCCAGCGATAGCGGTTATGGTTTGATTCGATTTCCTCTACTGCTTCCTGCCCGATGCGGCTAATCAGTTCGACGCGATACGGAACGAGATTTCCGCTTTTGTGCTGGTTGCACACCACGCATTGCTTGTGAATATTGCGTTCATCAAATCGGAGTTGAGGTGCCGCAGCAGTTGTCCGGTAATGTCCGGCATCCCACTGAGCAGACGTGAGCGTTCCGCACGAGATACATGGTAAGTCGCGGTCTCTTTCTCTGATGAAGGCGTTTACGGCTTGTTGGGCTTGTTTAATCCAGTAACTGCGGGGCTTTAAGGCGAGTTTTCGAATCTTCAGTTTATCTTTCTGTTTCTGCTCCTCTCGTCGTCGTTTCTTCTCTGCTGCTTTTTCCGCTTTTTCGCGTTCTTTGCTTCGTCGTTCGAGTGCTATCTTTGTTCCACACTCTGGAGAGCACCACCACTGATTAGCGAATGCAGGGTGAAACCATTCCCGACATTCTTCGTTTTTACATCGTCTTCGCGCTGGTTTAGCCATCGTCTTCTTCCTCGTACATTGAGCTATTCGGATCGCTCATCAGTTCTGCGCAGCAATCTGAGCACACGTGAACTTCCAGCACATGCAGCTTCTGACCGCAGTTAGTGCACGTTAAAGCCCGCTCGACGCTTTCTTTCTGGTATTGAAGGGATTGGGATGGGCTAAGCATTATTGGCGTCCTGCATCATCAGAAAGACAATCATGGCGGCGCGGAGTGGATTTACATTTTGAGTCATATGGTATGGAGTATTATCGTTACCAATCTTTCTATGCGCTGCCTTCCATAATCCATTTTCTGGCGCAGGAATAATGCCAATTCTGTTCTCTACGATAATAGGCTTTGCGTCCGCCGGGTTGTTGCAAGGATTGAAGCAATTTCCGTTTGAAGCACGGAAGCCATTAATATCCCTTTTTGACGTCTGCCAAACAGGACCTCTTTCGTCAGTGGGGATCTCCGAATCGAAATCTGCTTCGTCATCAGGTATGAAGAAATACTCCTCCATATCTAAAGCCTCACATACTCGTCTGTTAATTTCAAAATCACTTAACTGTGAATAATCCATTGTCATTTCCTCGCACGATGTCTTAGCCACCGGATATCCCACAGGTGAGCCGTGTAGTTGAAGGTTTTTACGTCAGATTCTTTTGG